AAATAAACCCTACTGATGGAATAGCGATACAAGTATCAGCATAAGCTGAAGTCGGAGTTGGTAAGTCGGCATAATAATCAGCCCATTGTATCATCGTTGAATTCATGTTAGCGGCTGTTCCCTGTACGCCGGTAGACCAGAGACCTGTTTTTAAACTCATTTAACTCTCCTTAATCCTGCGAACTTAGCGAAACTGACCATGTCAAAACCAAATCTTGAGCCAGTGTTGTGTTGTTATAAGAAGCTAAAACTCGGGCAAACATGGTGCCCGAGTTGGCTGTGCCGGTGGCTCCGTTCCCGAACAATCCTAGTTCTTGAATATTGACTGAGCAGTGAGCAGCGGCCATGAACGTCTGGACTGTTAGTTGATTATTTGAAATCGTGATAGCTGATGTGAAAGCCGCCCTGTACGACTCCGCTACCAGTTGAGTCTGTGAACTGGATATCGCCGTGCTGGATGTTCCAATAGCGCAATAGTTAATGCCGGAATAGGTTGTGACGCCCGCCTGCTGCGCAAGTAAAAGAATGAGCAGGTTCAACCCGGACATGACGGTGCTATTGTGTCCTTCCCATAGAAGCTCCCCTTTGGTATTGTGAATCTGAACATTTGACTTTATCAATCCGTTAGCTTTAATTCTCATGTCTCTCCTTAGTCTGCGACCCAGTACCCACACCAAATTGTACTTGTGCCTAATGCGCCTGTACCGCAGTAATAAGGCGGACCGGCGTTTGATAGGATGCTGACACTAGACAAAACAGATATTGATTCTACCGCACCCGCAAATGTTGGGCTCGTAGCAGGGAGTGCTTGAACGGTATTGTTTTGGAGGTTAACGATTAAATCGGGGAGGTCATACGACCTCTGTTGCATTGTCATATTTACTCCAAGACGTAGTTTCTTAACTCCATTTTGTATTCTTTAAGTTGTCCGCCTAATACTGTAGTGGTGATAGAGTGAATCCAGTACCCACCGCTGATTCCCAGTATTGAGTTTTGAAGCAATAGATATTGTCCTACATTAAACCGATTAGTATTTCCGACAGGAAAGTCATCGTCTGAAACCGAAAGATTAAGGACTTCCAGCGGACTTGAGAATTGCCTCTCTAGGTTTTGCAGGTTAACAGACAGTCCTGCCATACTGTTAGCATCCGAGGCGATAATCCTCTGCCAAAATTCACGTCCGTATTGAGTAATGCTGTTGGCAACCCAGAAAGGCTGACCGCCCACATACGTGTAGATGTATTGTAGTTGTACTGCTCCGCTAATGTTTGATGACGGTACTGCGATATTAGGAGGGGCGACCGCAAATGTCAGTGAGTTAGCTACTGCGTCAAAAAGGCAGTTGAAAGAACTCAGGCTATTCAATCCGGCAACACCCACTGTTTTGGCTGCCCATACAGGACTCGCCTGTGTTCCTGTATTCACCCAGACTAGAATCTGAGTTTGTCCAGGAGGTGCGCCTAACCCGAATTGAGAACCGGGCAAACCTCCCGTGCTGAGAACGGTCTGTGTCCCATCATTGCCGAGATAACTTGTTTGAATATTTGAAGGTAAAGACATACCGTAAACCATGTAGCAGTTTATAATACGGGAGGCGTCTACTTTACGAGTTAAGCCACGATAACTTAAAGTCGTGGTGCCATTGGGTGTATCAGATAAATTGAACGGTGCCGGAATAGTTGTATATCCGTAATAATGGAGGTATTTATTGTAATCGACGTAATAGTTAAATCCGACATAGGTTGCGAGTTGTGAGACGGCTTCTTGAGCATACGTGTAAACAAACTGCAAAGCGCCGATCGTTGATAAACCGGACTGGCAATACGTTGGAGAGACGATTATCTCGGAAGGTGCAAACCCTATCCCGTTTCTAGAGACAACACTCTTTTCAAATAGATTAGCTAGAACGGCCAGGTCGCCAGGATATGTAGGGTGGTCGGGGTTTACGTATCCGGTATTGTAATCATTCCTGAAAATTATTTTATTCAGTAAAATAGTATAACTTTGAGCATTGATGTCCCAATAGCGGGATAGTCCCTCAATCCGGCCCGTGTTAGTTGACAGTAACCCTCCGAAGATTCTGGCTCCCGTATCACTACGGGTAACGATTACATCTGTTAGTTCGCCGGGAATGGCAAGATGTGAGTTTTTATCGTAAATAGTTCCCGTGAGGGTTGACACGGTTTGACCTTGAATGGTTGATATTTGAAAGTTTTCCTGCTGTACAGAAGGGTAGGAAACACCTCCGATGGTTAAAATTACAGGTGCAGACATTAATAACCTCCCCTGTTCCTGACGACTTGGAGGATGTTATTTGAAACGGCTGTAGATAATTCTTGCTCTGTCATGACTGAACCTTGAACATTGACAGTCACGTAGATATTGCCGCCCATGCCACCGCCAGCACCCAACGGCATCACAGTCGCACCCGTGGGCAGGCTTAAAAGTTCCGGCCCCCTCTCACCCACTACAGAGAGTCCGGGGCTTGTTGTAATACCACCGTTGGCTTGTCCAGGAACTTTAGTTGTGGTCTTACTAGAACTTTGTCCGCCGAACAGATTAGAGAATGTGGATGTAAGACTGTTCCATAGGTTAGAGAAAACATTCCCTATCCAGTCAATAATGGTATTAATACCATTCTTGAACCAGTTAAGACCATCTCCAATCAGCCAGTTATAAGCATCCTGCCCCATCTTAGTGAGCCATTCTGTTACCTTAACAAACGAGTCCCAATCTGCCTTCATACTCGGTAGAAAGTTCTTCCAGAGAGGTTCTAGTGCGTTTATGCCTGCATTCCACCAACCTTTTAACTGTTCCCATGCACGCTGCCATTCAGTAGGAGAAAAGAATGCTAACAACATTTGCCCTGCAAGTAAGAAGAATTCACCTACAGCTCCGCCTAACATTTTCAAAGTTTCTAAGCCTTGACTTGCATATGCATTCATTGAACCCTTTACTTTACCCCAAGTTGAACTTTGGCTTTCTAAGTCTTTTGTCACCTGGTTGATAGCCTCATCACCCATCATCCATTGCCCGTTGACATACTCGCCGTTATAGGCTTTTTCAAGGTCTGCTAAGACTGTCTTTAGGGAAAGTCCTGTGTCCTTTGAAATTTGCATAGCTTTAGCAAGAATAGACTGGGATACGTTATTGCTTCTGGTCGTCTGGTCAAGTTCACTCATGGCGTTTGCTACCGTTCCCAGCGGTAGACCTAATTGAAGGGCTAAAGAACTTGTTAGTCTCATTGTTTGATTAAAGTCCATCATGGGACCTAAAGTGTATTGATTCGAGATTGCCCCAAAACTAACAAGGGAGGATTCAAGTGAATCCAGCGTCTCAGCTAATGCGACTAATCCCACAACGGCTGCAATCGCAGCTGCAGGCAATGCAAGAGCCATAATACCGCTCAGTCCGGCAGCACCCATTAACGGATTGAGCATTTGCAGGCCGGGCACCATTTTATTAATACTGGTATTCATTAAGTCGGTTGAGGCACTCGCCGCTTTTGCACCCGTGGCTGTTCCTGTGGCCTTTGCTGACAGGTTCTCTAATTCAGTGGATACCTGAGCAGCCGCATCTGTGCCGGTCTTGATAACCTCTATTCCGATTTGCATTGTATTACTTGTTGTCATGAATCTTCCTTATTTACAAAAGACTCCAGTTCCATCATGTTAAGATACTCATAAAAGTCTTGTGCGGGTGCGGCTTTAATCTCCCATGGTGGTATTCGCCATGCCTTTGAAAGTTCATAGATAGTAATGGAAAGAGGATAACGCCCGTTATCTTGATACTGTTCGGGGTGCTCATGGCGTTTTTTAATGTCAGTAAAGCTGGCTATCAGCTTGGTGCGTTTTTTGAGTAGTCATCCGTTATCATGGAATAGAACGCCTTTGTAACTTGCTTTAATTGCCGCATGGTCAGCTTATCCAGTCCTTCCGGCGTCACAGGGATAATAACACCGTCTTTATCCGTGACGTCCCATGACTTGATAATCTCCATAAAGATACCCTTGACCTTCTTATAGTCACTGGACGCATAGGCTGACTGAAGGTTGTCAAATTGTCCTAAAGTCATATCCCATGCGCTCATCTTCCAACCATCGGGCAGGGTGATTTCTCTTGAAAATGCTTGGGTTTCCATTGTTTCTCTCCTTATTTATTCTTTTACTTACGGAAGGGTTGCAACGCCATTCTTGAGGATTGCCTGAAAGTCATGTGAACTGGTGGCATCGTATTGTGACAGCATGGTTAACTTAACCGTATCCTGGCCGCTTCTGTCTGTAAGGGTTGCGTATTTGTCAATGACCATAGCGGCATCAAGGTCAAGTTCAGCATGTGCAGTTGCGCCGATTAGCGGGCCGGTGAATTTAAACCTGACAAATTGCAGGGCGGAGGGTGATGCGATGAAATTTGTGAAGTATCCTGCAACACCTGCATTGAAAGCAAAGGTCGCAGAGATTTCAACATGGCGTTTCGCTTCTGCCCTATCAGAGAAGTAGATAGTGCCGTCAATATATTTAACAGGTGTGATAGAGGGTACAACTTTGTAACTAAGGTCAATCAGAGAAGTCGATATCTTTGTGCCGCCCAGTCCGGCCCATGTGCTGTCGATGTAGAGTGCGCCTGTGCCCACAATAACGGGCGTAACGGTTGCGGGTGGCGTGATGGCCGCTGTGAAGGTTGAAGCCCTCACGTTTTGCCCTACGATGTTTGCCTTGACCATCATTACGGCCTTGTCGTCCTGAGCGTTGGCGGTAAATTCTAAATCGGTGGCATAGCAGAAGCCGGAAATGAAAGCCTGCGTGTCGTCTCCGTACTGAATAGTATAGGTATCGGGAGCGTTCGCTGATGTCATGTTGGGCACGTAAGTGCGGGTGTACACACTGTCGGTTGGGGAACCGCCGGTAATGCCGCCTATTACATTCATACCTAACAGATAACCTAACTGCTCATAGTTGGCGTCTGCGTTAAAGGTTATTTTTGCCTGCTCACCTACAATGTAAGAATGTTCGTAACTTGCCAGCCGTCCGGTATCGAGATCGTCGGGACGATAGAACTTCTGGTCATTCTCCATTGTGGCAGTGCCGATTAGCCGTGCGGTTGCCGTTGATATCTGGGTGCCTGGTGTTACCTCTTTTGCGAGTTGAATCTTTCGAAGTGCTTTGAGTCCACTCATTGTTATCCACGCTCCAATTAAATATTTATATTATGCTGCAAAATTAGTACCGTAAACTTCCTGTGCTGTGAGTTCGAATGTATAACCCAAGTGCATTTGTCCGTTGTAGTTAAGCACTCCAAAATTATACCCTGTGATTTCAGAGTTATAACATGATCCGTTGAGCGATAATGCAGCGTCAAATACATCCAGAACCGCCTCAAGGTAAGGTCTGCACTTTGCTTCGGATTCCGGCTTGACCTGATTAGTGCAATGCAACTCCATGATAATATTGTGATTGACACGCCGGACTGACGGCTCCCTGACTATCTTCGCACCAGGAACGGGGAAGTTCACGAAGCATGGGAAGACGTTCATCGTTGCCGGTGCCTTGTCGTGGGCTTTAAGCACGCCGGGAACGGTTGCTTCCAGCACTGCTATTTGTGTCATTATTAAGTCTAAACTCATAATTATTTACCTATTAATTTATTAATCCAAGCTTGTGCTAACAGTTTGATTTTGTCTGCCGTCTGGCCGACTGATTCGAAGAAGTAGGGGTAAGCCCTCGTCATTCTGGAACCGATAGACGACGGATTCAGATGGCGGGTATTGCGAATTAGTCCGCCTCGACTGCCAATGCCCACCTTGATATTGTGCCCAAACTCAACGGCTGAAGCGTAGGAGATGTTTGTTCCTACCATGGCAGTCACGGGACTTGATAGTTTGGTTACAATCGAAGCTCTCAAATTCCCTGTGATAACATTCGGGCCGGGCCGCCCTGATGCATTCTGCTTGGCCTGTTCTTCTATCAAGAGGCCGGCCTTATAGACTAATTCAGAGCAGTCTTGTAATCCGGTATCAAGCCGCTGTAATCCCGATTGAACTTCTTGTAATCCCGTGACCTTGATATTGACTTGCATTAGATGCCTATCTTCCTGACCAGGTTACCCGTGGTCAACAAAGTCTTAATTGTGTCGTCGAGCCCTTTGTATATCTCGTACTCGCCTGTATTGGTATTGCCCGTCTTCATAGCATAAGCGGACTCCCTACGTTTCCACCAGATTAAGCACTGGGTCATACAAGCCGCCACGACCGCCTGATTGTACTGGCAGACGTTAATGGCCGCCCCTTGTGCATACTGGGCCGCTACAGTGCCGTTCACGCCACGTATGACAGTCAGAGAATTGCCGTAAGTTGAGGTTACATACATTTGTTCGGTACCAATCCGAAGAGTCATACCGGCCCCAAAGTTCGCACCTTGCGTTACGGTTACTTTCAATGCAGACGAAGTGAGTGGATTATCTTCAACACTATCACCCGATGTAGTATAGGGCGTGGGTGTCAAGCCGTTCCCATAACCCCATACTCCCGTAATTGAGACGCTATTGGGAATGGAATTAGCAAAGGAGCTGACACGAGAATTAAGTGATAGTTTGATATACGTCTTGGGATATGAGTATGTAGGATTCAGGACAATATCAAGGGGTGGAGTCACACTGACAGGAGTGGCATATTGACCGGAACCGTTCTCATCTAACGACATAGCGGAGATACTTAATATGTCTTGAGGCAATAAGAGCGTATTCCCTGAGCCATTGAAATACTTAGTTCCCTCCCAAGTGTAGAAGTGACGTTTGCAGAAACCATCAATGAAATCCGATGCCGTCTCTGCCCATGATAAAAGCATTGAATCGTACTTTTGAACATTTGCCATATCGGAGAGGTTGCCCGGGTCTTTAAGGACGTCTAATGAACAATACGAACTCGTGCGGTTGTGGATCATTATGCGCTCTCCTCTACTGTGACAGTATTAGGGACAACTGGGAATGAGATTGTACCGCTGCCGCTTATTGGCGTGGCTATCCATTGCTGGGAGAACGTTCCCACCTGGGGAAAGTCCGCCTTTTGTACTGAATATTGAACAGTACCGCTGGCCGGTGTAACAACCGAAGCGGCATTGTTGACTAGGATATACTGAGGGAAAGACGGATGCCACAGGACAAAATTGACAGTGTAACCAGTTAGATTAAACGGCGACCCGTCCGAGTTCTCTAGAATATCCGATATTACGTGACTGTAATTATTCTGTGAAACTTCAATTAACATTTATGCTCCCGTGCTCCCACCGATATCTAAATCGGAGAGTCTACTCCCGCCGATATTCCTTTGACCTGTCCGACTACCACCGAGAATGATAACTAATGCCCTTATAATATACTCAGCATCAGTTAATGACAATCCTTCTGTAATGGCTATGTTGTAGGCTGTTATTATTTTAAGGGTATCCGCTAGTGATAAGCCCTCACTAATAGAGATGCGCAGTATGAGTTGTACAGTCCGTGAATCGGTTAGGCTTAACCCTTCCACTTTGGAGATGATAGCCTTCACTGTCTTAAGGTCGGTTAGACTCAAACCCTCATTCCTGTTTATGTTTGCGGTTAGCAGTTCTGATATTGATTCACCGATTGATAGCCCTTCAGTGTGGGCAATAATGGTTTTGAGTAATTCAGCATCCGCTAGTGATAAGCCCTCATTATGGTTAATACCAGCGTGCATTCGTGCAGTCTCTATATCGGTAACAGTCAGCCCTTCAGTGTGGGCAATAATGGTTTTGAGTAATTCAGCATCCGCTAGTGATAAGCCCTCACTAATAGAGATGCGCAGTATGAGTTGTACAGTCCGTGAATCGGTTAGGCTTAACCCTTCATTTCTACTTATGCTTGCAGTTAGAAGTTCTGATATAGTTTCACCGATTGAAAGCCCTTCTGTCTTACTCAGCGCGGCGTGCATCGTTTCAGATAGAGTTTCGCCTGCTGTCAGTCCTTCAGTTCGAGAGATACGAGTCTTTAATGATTCCATATCGGCAATCGTTAATCCCTCTGTAATGGAAGGGAACGACTTTTGGATTGCTGACAGTGATTCCCCGGCGGTAAATCCCTCTGTAATGGAAGGGAACGACTTTTGAGTTATTGATAATGCATCGCCAGCACTAAAGCCTTCAGAGATTAGCAATTTATAGATTAAACCAAACCAAACGGACTCGCTAAGTGAAAAACTTTCAGTGCGAGTGAGATTAGCGTGTAGGATTTCAGCCAACGTTTCAGTTAGTGTTAAACCTTCACTACGAGAGATAAGCGTTTTTAAGGCCTCAGAGTCCGTTAATGTCAGACCTTCGGCCCTTGATAAAATTGCTTTCAGTGTTTCGGTATCTGCTAAGGTGATCCCCTCAGTTCTTGAGAGAATGGATTTTAATAATAGCGTCTCGCCTGCCGTCAACCCCTCTGTGCGAGTGATTTTCGTCTTGTCTGAGAGAGATTCACCTGTGTTTATTCCCTCAGTCCGTGATATCCGAGTCCCGACTGCTAATGACTCACCCGTTGTAATGCCCTCAGTTCTTGAGATACTATAAGTTGTTATAGCTATTGGTGCAAAGCTGGCAGCGGAGATAGCCCAAAATATAGAATCGTGCACCCAACTCATAGTTTGAGAACCCGCAGGAGTCACTGGGGCATTGGTATCGCTACCTCCCTCTGATAAACCCTGTGAGTCGGCAAAATTCCATCGTGCTGTATTATTACATGTGGCGGTGTAAAACAAATTAACAACACTGAATACCCAGCAATTATCAGCAATGGTAGTTACATTAACTGTGGCTGTACTGGAATTACCTGTTGCTCCATTATTAGCATCTGGTTGTCCAGATTGGGCTGCACCAGAATACGAAACTACACCACCAACACCACAATAGGCATTATTTTTAAGGGTCACAAAAACACTTTTGGCAGAACCTGTAGTAGGAGCACACATAAACCAAATTGCAGTTATATTATAAGAACTTCCCTCATCTTCTCTAACTTTTGTTAAAGAAGTCCCATTATAAGTAACACCGCTTACCTGTCCATAAGTATAACTAGAATGTCCCAGCACTAATAAATTAGCAGTTGCTCCACAGGTATGACTCCAAGCATAACTACTAACGTTATCAAGCTCTCCCGTTTTACTTGTAGCGTCAAAGGCGATAGAATGAGGTAAATTGTGTGGTTGAGGTGGCTCAGGAGGTGGCAAAGCACTAATCATTTCAGTCCGTGAAGGCTGTGGAAAATGTGGAGTACTACCAAGAGATTGATAGAGAACCTTAGAAGTGAGAATCCTGACAACATCACCGGCAGGAAGCAATGACGGGTCTGTCAAGTAATACTGAGAAGTTGGGGTGTATAAATCAATCGCACCTTGTGCAGTCAAGAACTCATCAAAGTAACAATGCCCAGGAGCGATGGAGACCTTGATTAATCCAGCCAAAGAGTAAAGATTCCCTGCTTGGTCTTTCAGGTCAAGTCCAATGTGGATAAATTGCCACTGGCCTGCACTCTTAGGCTGGATATAGTACCCAGTGCCGTTACCGTCAAGGGCATAGTTAGTGCTTCCCAAAGCACCGGGAATAGCACCAACATTTGCCCCTACGAATATTAGTGTTTCGTAGGAATGTAGCCACTTATCATTGTATTGAATCGTACCTGTGGTCATTCAAACCCTCTCTCTCTTGTGGTGTTTTTCATGTGGTTGCGCCTCCACTTCTAACAGTCAATTATTAGTTTAAGTCGTTGAAGCATCCGTAATGGTATAAGTGGCATTGATTACATTGGTGGCAATCCAGGGTTGACCGGCGCCAAGCAAGCCGTAGCTCAATAACACGCCGCCTGTGGCCGCCGTATCCCCTGCGGTTGTTACGCCCGCCGCATTAGCACCCACCAGACAGATACCGTACACCGTCTCTGTTGCCCCGCCATTAGTAAAGACTGCCGGAGACGCCAAGTTGGTGGTTGACTGAGCCGAGGATGTGACGAACGTGCAAGCCTGCCGTGCCGCCTCACCTGTGGTCGATTCGGTATAAGTTGGTGTGACGTAGGTCATACCTGCCGCTGCCGCCGTGTTGGTCACTACAAGCCCTAAATACCAGGCATTAGACAGCTTGGCGGTGGTGTAGAAGATGCAGTTCAGAAGATAGTTAAGACCTTGATTCACGATTTTGTTCTTAATGTCCCCGCTCCACTTGATTAAAGATGCGTCTCCGCTCCTCAACCAGTCTTGCCTTACCGCTTCATTCTCGAAGCAGTCTAGATGATAGATACCCTCCAGCTCAAAGCCGGATGTGATAGTAGGATTTTCCATGTTTTACCTCACTGATATTTATTAATTTGTATTAGAATCCGGATTTCGTGGAATGAACGGCAATGGTATGCTGTCAGTCCAGCCACAGAACCTACAGAAACAAGCGCAACGCTCAGTCTCTTCTAGTGCTACCCCGCATTGAGGACAAACCATACGCTGTACAGGCGATTGATACTTAATCGAGAGCCACACATCTAACAGGTTATCGAAGGTGCCAGGCATTATATTTGCACTCCTAAGATGTTCACAGTGCCGTTTGACCCGGCTCCCGTATTCTTAAACCACAGAGTTGAGACATCAAAATTACTGAGAGTCATAGAACCCCCGGCCGCCACTGCATAGGTTTGTGCCGATGCGTTGCCGAATGTTTGACCCTGTGTAGCTACTGAAATATAAGCTACTGCTAAATTAGTGGGGGTCGCCGTGATTTGTCTCGCCGTATCCGCCGATGCTGTATTAGTGGCTGAATAGATAGTTCCTGTTTTATAAGCCATATCTTCACCCCATAAGAGTATTTGATTTCGATGTTAAACCCGCCCCGGTAAGGGATGTACGACCCACAATGCCGGGGCGGTAAAGGAGGAGAGGACGTGCTTGCTGAAGGCACGCCTCCCTATTTTGTTTCTGAGGGTTTGTCTGCTGTTTCCATTTCGGATAGCAGAGTCTTGGCCATATCCCTTGCGCCCCTGTTGTAAAGAGCCTGTTTGACAAGATTCAGCATACCGTCAATCGTGGCCTCAAGGTTGTCGCAGTCGGATATTTTCTGTTGCAGATTTTCCTTTGTGATTTCAGCCATGTCACTCTCCCTTTATTGATTTATTAACTCAAACTTGCATAGGTGGGAATATAGCGAACGCCCGCCGGAGTTTTAATCTTCAGTGTTCCCACGATTGTGCCGGTGATGGCCGTGCCTTTATCGTAGTATGCTGAGGATGCGCCGGATGTAAAGCCCTCAATCGTGAAGATTGTGGCTACAGTGTCCATATTGGTCATGCCGGTTGCGTTGCCGGAGCTGATAAGACGAAGGCAGGATAAGGACGTAGTACCTGCAGGATTAGTGCTGGACCCGTCCGCGCTCAATTCAAAGAGACCGGCTGCTACTGTGCCCATAGCGGTTGCGGCATTGGGAAGTTGCAGCGTGCCGCGAACACCCGCGCCTTCCCCGGTCACTGTGCCGGAAGTGCCAAAACTTAATGAGGCATGGAGGCCGTGTACGCCAACGCCGTCGGTGCCGTTGATTGTGGTAAAAGCTCTGACGGCCTCGCCGGATTGTCCCGATGTTCCCGTCAGGTAGAGACGCATATAGATACCCCGGGCAGTCCCGCCGGTTGCGTCAGAGTTGGAAACGTAAAAGCCCATGAAGTTTGCATTGGCCTTTGAGGATGCGATCGGTTGAGTGGTAGAACCGAGATTATCGGTTACCCATTTTGCGAATAACATATTTTTCCTTTGCCGTTGTGACAGAGAAGTATATCCAAAGTCCTAACGGTCTATTTTATTTCGATAGGTTTAAGTATTGCCGTGTGCTGGATTGGCTCAAGAATCGCAGTGTGAACGGGAGGCGCAGTCAGAGCCTTAACCACGCCTCTCCGTTTCTTATTCATTACTGGACTGACGGCGGGATAGCCTGGCCGAAGCGTTCGTCACTGACTACGGCGGTAATATCGGCATAGTTGTTGCCGGAGGTGGCGGTGGAGACAATGCCAACCCACTTGTAACCGGCTGACAGGTTGCTGGATTTAATGGTAACAACCAGAATTTTATAGTTGTCCGTGCTGGTAGTCATGGTAACACCCGCTACGGGCATAGCAAGGGGTGCCGTGTCAAGTTCCGACAGGTCAATAACGCCGGTGCTGGCCTTCTGGTAAAGGGCGCCGTTTGCGGTCGGGATAGCGGACCCGCCGGTGGATGTGGTGGACTGGTAGGCAAGGAAGGTCATGGTCTGGGCCATCGTGCCGCATTTGATAATAAACGTGGCCTGTTGCCCAGTGCTCAACTGTACCATTGTTGAGGACTTGCCGGTATCGTGGGACTGATAGCCACCCACTTTGATAATTTTAGCTTTTTCGGTGAGTAAAACAGTCATTATATTTTAACCTCAATTTTTTATTTAATTTGGGTCCCGTTCTCTGAGATTTACGTGACTCGAACCTTATGATTGATTAAATTTATGCAGCGGTGGTGACAAAAGCTGACAGGGTGTCGGAGTTGTTGGCCGCTGTTAAGGTCGTGGACAACCACGGTTGCCCGTCAATCCTCTCACTGAGCAGGAAGGCGGTCTGATAGGTCTCGAAATATCTCTGGTCGCTGGTGGTAAGGGTCGGTTGCATCCGGTCGCCTAACAAGTAATACTGATAGTCGCAGAAGCTCAGGTCGCCGGCAGTTCCTAACGCCGGAACTTTCTCGGAGATGAAAATCGGGCGGCCTAACAGGTAAGCCGGAGGTGCTTGTACGCCGGATTGTCCGGGGAAGTTGCCGATCATGACGGAGTTGCCGCCGACGCCCACAACCACCGCAAATTTCATGATATCGGCGAAAGCGGAAGGCGAGCAGACCCAGATGGCGTTGTTTACTGAGCCGGGTAACATGTGGATGTATTGCTGAATGGCATCGTCGAAGGTCAAATGGCCGGTGACGGTGCGGGTGTTGCTGATCAAAGCGGCATTAGCAGGGTTCAAAGCACCTAGACATTTATTAACGCCGTTAGCGAGCAACATATCGTAATCTTCACGGAAGCCCAGAGATTCAAAGAGCAATGTCTGGAGCAGCGGGGCCAACGCCATCGGGGAGTCCATCAGGAGTTCGTTGCTGACTTTGTGCATTTCAGCGTAGACTTTCGCAATCAGCATGGCATCGGCGGATACGGGGTCGCCGCCGGTCGCTGAACGGTCACTGGCTTCTGCGGCTACATTAACGGTCATGCCGCCGTGTACCTGGACGCCGTAGGTCGCGTTATAGTGGGTGTTGTCATAGATGCGCGGGATGCGGATGCTTTCTTGATTCATCGGGATAACTTTGGCGTACTTTCGGACGATCTGTTTCTCGATGATGAGCTTTTGCAATTCAGGATAGAACTCGGTGAAGAGTATGAAGGCGCCGGTGCTGCCCTGTGACTCACCCAGTGCTTTCATGGTAGCTTCCATGTTAGGATATTTAAAGCTACCCAAACTGGCCCCGGATTTGTGCTGTTCGTTTGCCCACAGGCCTTTCAGGTATTCGCCGGAATCCCATGCTTTCTTAAAGGTGTCTTTTGAAGATTCGGCAACGGGTGCCATGCGGGTCTTGAGAGCCTTTGCGACCTGCTCATCAACCATCTTCTGGACGTTCAGGTTTTCCTCTTTGAAAACGCCGAACTCTTTGTTGATTCTGTCTTTCAGATTCAGGTCTTTCTCAAGGGCTGCATAAAGCTCCTTGTATTCGGGTTTCGTGGTATCAATAGCCATGTTTGTTATTTACCTCTTTGTTTTATTTATTATTTTGTCTGGAAATATTGGAGAATCTTGTTCGTGTGGCATTTGCACTGGCAGTCTTTATCGGTACAGTCCTCGCCTTTGCATTTGCAGTCAGTTTCCTTGCAGCCTTCACAGTGGCATTTGTCTGTGGCTTTTATCTCATCGGGCGTGTCGGGGCCCGTAATCCGTTTAAGTTCAGTGAATAACGACTTGGCTAGCACTATGTTCTCAGTGTTGAGTTTGCTATCCTTAAGGAGTTTCAGCGTGTATTCGAGCTGATCTGCTATCTCAGCCTGACTGTCTTTATGGGTCAGTTCCTTGTCTGCCAGTACTTCCTTGTACAGTTCGTCTATAATCGGATTGACGCTCTTCTTGAGTCCGTTCTGGATAGCGTTGCGGTCACAGGGAACTACCACCTGTGAGATTTCATATAGTTCCGACTCTGTGTACGTTACAGCAGGGTCACTTTCTTTCTTGGCAGTCTCCATCTCTATTGGTTTAAACCCTACTGAGAAGGCAGCCATACCCCTTTTGGCTAGTTTGTACGCCCAGTCCGCCTCTGCATTGCCGTCATTAATATAATATTGGGGAGTCCCTAACAATCCCTCAGGCGTAACCTTAAGCGTAACGAACTCGCCAATCTGTTTACGGAGGTCATCGTAGGTATGACTTGATACGAGGATAGGCCGCTTCATAAAGAGAGGTAGGTGTTTCTCCCATGACTTCGGCGTGCAGATCTCATCAGACCTGTCCATTTTCCCGGAGTTCATCGGGATGAGCATATCTATAATCCCGGTAGTGTCATCGAATTTAATCACTGTTGCCCTAAAGGATTTATAGATAAGGGCGGGTGCTTGTTTCGTTATAGGCATATTCTTGGCCTCCACGTTCGGTATTACTTTCGATTTATAAGCCGGTGCCAGTTTCAGTTCGGCCAGGCAGAGTTCGTTCAACTGGTCTCTGTGCGACCTGCCAAACTCTTCTGCTTCATTGGCCTTATCGTGTGCATCGTCATAGACAAGGCCATCTTCTATCATGTACCGGCGTTCCGTCAGTTCGTGCAGGATAGTACAGCGGACTTCTGTCGGAGCCACATCAAGGTCAATCCATGCTTCACCCGGCGGGACTAAATCTGGATTGTGTGCGTCATTGTCGCCCTCGTTGAAATCCATCCAGAAAGGTTTTGTCAACGGGTCGCGGATAGTAGAACCGTCAACCATAAAGACCTTGACGTTATCGTTAGAGAATTCCGTCAATATTGTCTTGAAGAATGTATCCTGCTGTGATTCGGGCATGAGAGCCTCCATGACATTTCTTAAGAAATAAATTAATCAGGTAGTTTTACCAAGTACGCCGATATCCATGCCCCGTTCAAGAAGAAACGCTTTGACGTTACGTTCTTTCCAGAGGGAATTCCAAGATTCTTTTAGTGCTTCGTATTGTTCTGCTGTAATCGCACCATCATAAAGCAATACAATTGTGACGCCATCGTTAACCACGAGGCGTTTGACATCAGATAACATAATTGGTTCAAGTTTTTTGTCAGCCATTTCTCTCTCCTTTAATTCAGCTAATCCGGTATTACCGGCTGCCACACGCAACGGCAATTGGGATGTAAGGGAATCGGCATCTCACTGCCTATATTGAATACCTCGTTATGGAAGTTCATACATGTTGAACAGGTGCGCTCATCTTTTGCAGCCCAGAACTTCACCTGGTGTACGAAGCCAGACGCCTTATAACCGTCAAGCGTACCCTGTGCATGTGCGGACATTATCTCAGTCCGTGCTATCCTGATTGACCGCACCTTGTCAAACCCTATTGATTCCCTGATTTCCTTAGCGGCCTCCGCTATGGGTTCACCCGCTTCGAAACTATCTGCCAGAATCTTCCTAAGAATCTTCTCCGTCTCGTCCCCCACTTCTTTAGCTGCCCATTGGATTCTCGTCTTGAGCCACCGTAGGGCTGGGGTGTTGAGCACTCTGGGGATTGCTGGCCTTATGGTAGGTATAAGCCCCTTATGTGGATTGTGTGGCTCTACAAGGGCGTACCCGTTCATCATGGCGGTCAGCATACAGTCTGTCATTACGGGTGTTATAACTTTCTCATAGTCTGTAACAAACTTCTGGTAATTGAATAAGGCAGTGTCGCGGGTGATACCGCTGACACAATTATCAATAGCCTCTTTCTTAGTGGCATCCAATAACGATTGAATTTTAGTTAGGAACTTGGGCTCGAACGTCTCTGATTGTTTCACCCAGCTTTTCCAGTACGTCTCTGCCTTGTCCTCAGTGTCGAATATAGACTTTTTTTTTAACCCCTTGCCCTCTGCAACGTCTGTTGTATCATCATCTTCCTCTGTGGGTTTGTCTTCGTCCTCTTGTGTAGGGCGTTCACCATCACCGAAGCCGGGGAAAGCGGGAGCTGGTGCATGATAGAAATCATCACCTTCGTCTACGGGGTCAAGGTCGCACATCTCACGGGATTCGTTAAGAGTCGATATCCCCTGCTGGTATAACTGCCCGGCCACAGTAGAATTCTGTATGACGTCTTTCGGCACCGGGTTGTCAAAGTCTAACTGAATAATGGTTGAGTCGTTAAGTTCTTTCCAGACCTTCGACATGTTATCTTCATTGCCGGTTAAATCGCCGTCTATGCCGATTCTGGACTTGATTTGCATAACACGCTTGTCAGCGTCCGCCGTCCAGTAGCCGAATGAATCTTTAAGAGCCTTCTGCAATCCATAGGCAGACTTAGGGAGTTCTTTCGTGACAAACTTGGGTACTAGCAGACGATTCAGTGTATCTCTCTTTTTAAACAATCTAGGACGTAAGACCCTCCGGGCGACATCAACCTGGGCCGCCTCTGCTGTGGCTCTTGTGTTGACCTCTGAGCCGCCTAATTGACTGAAGGGCATACCGTAAGCTGCCAGAATGACATCCCTGCCATTCTTGAGCATATTAACAAAATCCATGTCTCTAGAGCCGAATGATTGTCCTGCTTGCGTAATAGTAGGCGCACCGCCTGCACTACCTGATAGAATACTGACACGATGAGACCTGCCATATCCTCTATGCTCTGAGTTAAACTGTTCCTTTAACCGGGTGTACTCTTGCTCACTGACATCCGATGGGTAACTGATCACCAGCCCCATTGTGGCCCCGTTGTAAAAATAGAACCTGTTAGTCTGGTTAGCATAGGTCTGTGTATCCAGTTCAACACCGACAGCCATAGCGGGGCTTACACCACGCCACGGGGTGACAGGATTAGGAGTAATGAACGGTATAACGTCCTCTTTAACCAGTGGCACATCACCGTCCGGCCCTGCATAGACATAACCTGAAATATACTCTTTACTATTCAGGCTGACTTTCATACGGTTTGGCGGGAATATCCACAGTTCCGGTTTCCCTTTCTCTGAGTCTAAATGCCAGTATCCCTCACCGGCCAAGTCCTCATATATCTGCGTAAGTTCGAACAGGTCATGGCCTGACATGAAAGGATTAGGCTCATTCAGTAATGTCATAATCGGGTGAGGTTTGGTTATCTCGTCTATTTCACCATCTTCAATACGATTCAGCCGCCACTCAACTTCTGCAACAGAACGTCCAATGAATGACACAACGGCATGCAGCCAGCCTATTTCACCATAGGCTCGCAGGAACTGCTCCATATTGGCCTTAGGAGGTTGTGATAATGTACCTCCATAATTAGATAAAGGAATAATACGCTTTCCGAGGGCCTTGTTAATTAGTGTCATTATTCTTTCCTAATGCATAAGCGATAAATAACAATTCAAGTGCCAGGACAATGCCGCCCACACGCCAATCGAAGAACCCGATAGAGACGGCGAGTATAGCCATGCCGGCATACTCTACAATATCAGCGACTAGCGATTGAGACGGCTTACTGAATTTCGGTAACTTCATATGAAAAATGCCCTCACTGGTGTACGTCCTAGCGCACCCACTACACCATATCTTCTAGCATCCATTCCATGACTGTACTGATGGGTGGTTTTATCTGTTAATTTATTGTCCTTGTCCTGAATATATCGGAAGTTCCTTTGCTCTTTAATGCAATTCAAACTTGTCTTAGTCCAGAATTGCTTATATTGTCGTATCTTCTGATGACCGTACTCTACAGAGTCCGCACCTTTAGGACAGGGCTTGACATTAAACCCGAACTTATGAATCTCGTCTATACTCTTAGGCTCTGCACTATCAGCAAAGATTTCAGAGGAGTTGCGCTTGACACCCTTCTCATCCATGCGGTGAGCAATGGCGTCATTAGTCAGCCCGGCCTCATATATCAGTTCTTTAGAATAGATAGCGGGCACTAACTTTTTTAACTGCTCATCATACACGTCTTTGATAACGTGGCGGGTTAACACTGTAGGGTCGTTAGAGTACCCGAAGTCCAGTCCGTAGAACTCTTGCCCGCCTTCAGGTAATGTATCGCACTGCTCGAAGTAAGGATAGACTAGACCTTCAACACGTCCAATTCTACCGAGGCCGTAAATATTCCACCAGTTAGGATCGCTTAACCTGTACGATTCAATATTGCGGACGATCTCTTTAGGCAATACCCATTTAGCGTCAAGATAGGTAGAGTGAACGTAGGCGTTCTCAGCCTTGCCTATCCAGTTCTCGTGAACCCAAAAAGAACTTACAGGATTCCAATCAGCGAATGTGAACATTGACGTTCTAACATCCAGGTTGCGCACTGTTTCCCATGGTACATTATTGGCTTCATTGATGTAGAGTATTTGACGTCTTGGCCCCCGAACCTTTGCTGATTCGTCTGCTCCGAAGAACTCTATTGTTCCCTTGCCGAAATGATACTGTTGCTCGGTCTTGTTATAAAGGTCATCATTAAAGGTATCACCCAGAATATCCCTGAAGTCTTTAATACAACCCTTCTTAAGATGCGGCATGGACTCGCTCACGACTGAAATCATGGTGCTAGTTTTAACAGTCTGAGCAATACGTATTAGTACCTGCAGGATAGAATAGGTCTTGCTAGAGGCCGTTCCGCCTTCATTACAAGACCGGCGGTATTGCGGGTTCAGATAGTTGCTTAGGTTCTGGTTGTAAATCTGTGTTAGATTCCACCCGTCCGACATTCTCTAATCTCTCCATTAGTACCTTTGTTTCAGGATTGATGATGTTGTAGACGGCACTACTCTTTAGCTGCTCGCCCTTGCTCGTTATATCAACCTTTGTTTCCTGCGGGTATAGTCTATCAAGCAGTTTGTCCGTATGCTTGGGGTCCTTGTGGCAGTCAAATACATAGTTAAGAGCTATCCGGTGCCCTAAGTCAAGGCTCTCATTCTTAGCCACTTCTTTCAATTGTTCAGGCGACATAACAAGATACTGCTCAATCATTGTTATAATGCATTTCTCTTTCTTAGGCCGTCCTGCAGGGTTTCCGCTTTGTCCGGGCTTCCAAGATTTAAGATAAGACTTAGCATTAGACTGCTTATCAGTGTTGTCAGCCATTGATTAACTCCGCTTTGTCTAAAATGTTAATCCTGATATGTTCAGCTATTGCATCCATAAAAAGTGGTGGTACAGAGTTGCCAATTCTTTCTACACCATCTTTATAATTACCAATAAATTTAAATGAATCAGGGAATGTCATTATCCGTTTCATTTCAGCAAGGGTTATTGCCCTCGTACCATCGGGGTGAACATAACAAGCGAGGCTCCCAACATTCCCCTTAATCAAAGTCCGTGATGGTTTGTTCCAGTCAAGTCTTTTGGTTGAGAAGTAAGAGCCGCAAACATCACCGCCATCACCCCATACTGGTATCTTCTTGATAATTTCAGCTAATGCAGGTGAGAGATGAGGGGGGGGCTCTATTGGGCAATCTTGCCATGCTTCTCTAATTGTAATAGGTCTGCCTTGTGGTTTAGGGTGATTTGGTTCAATCCCTAAGTCATTCCTAACGCCAATGATAATTACACGTTCCCTTGATTGGGGGACATTGAAATACATGGCATTGAGGACTTGACCTTTGCAGTTATACCCGCACTCCCTGAGAGTTTTGACAATCTCAAGATATGCCTGTTTCATTACTCCCTTGACCATGCCGGAAACATTTTCAAATACAAATACTTTCGGCTGGAGGTCTTGAAGTAATCGGGCATATTCTTTAAAGAGTGAATTGCGTGGGTCGTCAAACTTCCGCTTACCGGCTGTCGAGAATCCCTGACAAGGCGGGGAACCGTCTAATATATCCAGTTCACCCTGTTTGATTCCTGCCATTCTCATACATTCTTCAGATGATAACTTGGCAATATCACCCTCAAATATCGGTACTTCAGGAAAGTTTAGCTTAAAAGTTGCTATTGCATTCTTATCCCATTCAACAGCCAGAAGTTCTTTATATCCGGCTAACTTGTAACCGAGACTTGAACCGCCGCATCCGGCAAAGGTTGAAAGGACAGTATATTCTTTTACCACTGAAAGCCACACTTTGGGCATTCGTGTTTTGTGTCTTTCATAGCATCTTCATCAATGTCTTTGTTATCGGGAGGTATAAAACTTTGAGTCATAAGATTCTCAATCTCTTTGGAGTCGAAGCCTGTTATCTCAATGTCGAAGTCGCCGGTGTCTATCTCTTGTAATAAGTCTTTTAATAGCGGTAAATCCCATTCACCGCTAATCTTGTTGAGTGCCAGGTTGAGAGCCTTCTCTTTAGCGTCTGTCAGGTCAACAACCGATACTTCAACTTCGGTCTGTCCGATATCCTTGAGTATCTTTAAACGTTGGTGACCACCCACCAAGTTACCGCTGCGCTTATTCCAGACAAGGGGTTCTACAATATCAAACTCTTTCATTGACTTGGCAAGTTTCAGATATTCAGGATCGCCCGGCTTTAAATCCTTTCTGGGGTTGTACTTAGCCGGTTTAATATCAGCAATGGGAATAGTTTTAATTATCAAGGTCTCTCCCTAACTGTTTGGACTTTGGGTATGGCCTGAATGGCCTGTCACAAGTTTTGATAGTTTTATGTGACTGCTTAACTTTCTTCTTCATAGTTCTTTAATATGATGCATGGCTGAGTGACATCTTCCACAAAGTAACTGGCAATCGTCTTTAGTGTATATCCGATGCGTGCCACCCATGCCCTTTGGTTGCGTGTGGCTTAAGCTGAGGCCTCTGAAGTCGGGCCACTGGTGACATTGCTCGCATAATCCCTGGCAGCGTTCCAGTATCTGTTCCCTCAGTACCTTCTCATTGGCTATCTGATTCCGAAACAGCTCACTTATTCGCCTTTTTATCATCCACTAAAGCCTTATCGTGACCGCAGTGTGGGCATTTCACCACATCAGCCGTGTATTCCTTAAAGCACTTTGCGCAGATTAGTTTCATTTTGCCTTATCTTTTGGCTCGAATATCTTACAGGTTAATACAGCGTCTACGTAGACAAGAACGAGATAGCAAACTAAGAGAATTATACCGGCTGCAGTCTGGTCGAACTTCCCGGCGAAGTACACTAGTGGCAAGAATGCGCCTTGCAGAATTATCCAAACGGCTCGGAGGTTTATCATCTTGCGGAGGTTTCTCATCGTAAGCCTCCCTAATTTCAGTTGTCATGTTTTATTCCTGATGAGTGCAATTTGTATGAGTAATAGTTTGCCCTTGTGAATCCGCTGTTTGACAAGTGACTACATACGGAGGAGTCCACGGCGTAACATAAGGTACAGCCGTGGGAACATAAGGGTAGATATATGGCAAAACATTTACGGGTTGAGGTTGATAATGATTCAACTGGCAAGGTTCAGCCCATTCTTTCCCGCACTTCACGCAGTAAACTTTCTGACAGTGAGTACAGAATTTTACCTCTTCGTGTTTACAGTCCTTTTGCTCACATTGATGCGGCATTTTCTCTCCCTATTCCAGTGTTATCTCGTCTGACTTCTTTTCTGATAACTCGTAAATGTCCGTTACGGTGCCTCTCGGTATGACTTGATAACCCATCATGAGGTGATTGTCGGTTTTAGTACAGGTTATGATGTATGCTTCCGTTGTCTCGTGAATCAGCCAGCCTACGGATATGCAGTGTTCTACCTGATGATCCATAACCTCATCCCTGCAAGTCCATGTACTGTCAGCCACTGCATCATTCCAGGCTATACGGATCAGCTTATTCATTACGAATACGTAACCTCATCAACCATCAGATTGACAAAGCAGTTCTTGCGAAACCATCCCATGACATCACAAGCTGCATCCGGCGAAGGTGCGATAACATCGGCAGTATTTGAGGTCTCAAGATTCACCACAAAATACTTCTTGCCGTAACCCAGCGATTTATCGGGCATAATCAAGGACGTGCTAATCGGCCTATCAGCTATTCCGTACATTCTTCACCTCCTTAGTTGTCCGAGATTGCTTTATCTGGCATATCTTGCAAATGCGGTACTGTATGTTTAAGTAATCACCCTGCCAGTTTGACCATTCGTGAGTATGCTTCATTTCACGCCTTGCTCGTTTTTACTCAACCTACTGATTTCTCTGTTTAGATAGAAGATTGCCTTTTGTAAATCTTCGACAGTGTTCTTATTTTTTAACCCTGCACGCCATATATACTTGACAGCGTTACCGAGACAGAAGTTCATATGCTCAGTTATTTGAATACACTCAATTCCTGACGGATGAGAGGTGTAATGTGGAGGGTGATTAACTAAATCAACTAAATCATTTGTCATTTAGACTCACTTTTTGATGGCATTCAGGACAAGTATCCTTACCATCTTCACCCGGAATAGCTTTTACTACTTTATGGCATCTCTCACAAATCCGATTAATCCAACCTTTCATACAGACCTCGTTACGTCTATGAAGTTTGTGTTTGGATTGATAGTAAACATAGCACAGCAGAGAGCAGTAGGCGGGTAAACTTTCTGCTCGCCGTAGGAGCTGTTCACGCCCTGGGTGTATGTCCTGAACCATGATCCAGTGGTACAACCAGTAGAAGTGATATTGCTGATTTTCCCACGGCTATTGACATCCAGACGAGTTATTTCCTTTGAAACATAATCGTGAACGTGTCCGTAAGCATAAATATCAGCTTTAAATGACTTCATGTATTTTACGAGGTTGTTTAACTTCCAGCCCTCTGTAACAGCGTTTCCTGCCCCATGAGTGAAGCATCCTGTCACTAAGTGCTTCTCTAGGCTGTTGTCCCTGCTGAAATGGAACCTAACGAAGCAGGAGTATGATAGGTTTGGGAGTCCTAAGTCTTTACAGATATGCTCGTGTACCTTACCGTCATTCTGCTTGGAGTAAGATACCTCGTGATTTCCATAGAGCAGGCCGATACATTGGTGCTTGATTGGAGTGAGTAAGTCTACCAGCCAATCCCTGACAGATTCACCGATGTCAGCCGGGTCAACCCACGGCGCAATCTGTCCGTCCGCCCATCTCTTATCCTTTGGAGTAATAAAGTCTCCGTAGTCGCCCATGCCTATCCACATGGCATTAGTATCAGCCTGTATGTCTTTTACTTTTTGCCTGATGTGTGATTCGGCACAGTGGATTGTACCGGCGTGAATATCGCCTAAACAATACAGGTGGAAAGTTGATTGAGCCTTTCGATAAGGTGCCGCAATGTCAATTACTTCCGTTTTTCTCTCTCCTGTTCTAGATAGTCTCTGTGTAGAAGTATAGCACAAAGTGTCAAATTGTGTCAAGTGGAGGCGGGCCGGTGTGCTTAGTGCATATCACGCCGCTTTCAGCTCGGTAGACGCTAAAGATAGCCACTCATTGGCGACAACCCTTAGTGACCCCTGCCGAGGTTGGAGTAGGACTTGCACGCCTCTCCGATGAAAAGCACCCGCCTGTAGAGCTTTGCCCGCGAAGCCTGAAATAAAAAACCGGTTAAGACCTGCGCTGATTTGTGGGTTTTGTCATTTATCCACACCCGAAGCAGCCGGTTAGTGGCGGCGCACCCCTTCCGCAGAGAGTAATAATCGCTCTACAAAGGATGATGCGCCACTGGTTACCCTGTCCGAGCTTCACGGCGTCTATTCTTGAGACCTCGGCTGACACCTGATAACGGTCCCACTGTAACCACGTTTTGTCCTGTCAGAAACTACCCGCCTAGAAGGGCTGGCCGCTATTGCTGATTACGGTCATTTATACTGGCGTGGCACCCTTTAGAGGATTATAAAAGACGCCCGGGGTTGCGCTTGTCGGCATAACCGCTATCAGAGGCTCCGTGCGTATGTTAGGACTTTCGAGGGGATGTTTGCCCCTCTTAAGGATAAAGGAATAAAACATAGACTATTTAGCTAAACGCAGCCGCCAGTCTAGAGAGGTCGAAGTCTGGAGAGGGCTATGAAACATCGTTGGTTCTCATTGTTTGGTACGTATCTGTATTCAATGCTCTTTTGGGGAGATCCCTAAATTGAGATGATGGGTGATTGTGGATGGTTATTTTGTCACTAAAATTCTCATGTCCGTTTTTATCTTTACAGATTATGTGTTTCTCAGTGACTTTTAACATCGGTAATCTCCTTCTTACATATAACATACACTGTCAAGCATTTCGTGACTAGAGTGTAAACCGTAGCTTTAAATTAAGGTTTCCTGCTTTATTGTTTCCTTCGGTATCTCTAACTGCATTACGGACTGGCTAAGGCGTTTAGCGGCTATCTCACAGTACTTCTCGCTGATTTCAATACCTACACACTTTCTACCCAGAATCTTAGCGGCAACTGCGGTTGTCCCACTGCCTAGAAAGGGGTCAAGAATACCAGATGTTCCCGAACCAACTTTCGGCAACATGGCCATTTCAATACACCATTTCATAAGGGATATCGGCTTTTGGGTCGGATGCAAGTTTCCATTTTCTGCGTGGTTGCGCTTTTCAGTCCACGATTTACAGGGTTTATCTATGTTTGTCCATGCAAGCTCAAAGTCTGCCAGTGTGTCAAGTTTCTGCGTTTTATCCCAAGTGAGCCAACATCTTGAGGGTTGAACAAGATAGTTATTTGCCCCCCCAGATGATACTAAATTCAGCCTTGTTTATTATTTGCTCTATCAGTATCTGGTCGACTAAATAATCCCAATCTTTCATATCGCCACGTTTGAACTTTATACCCCAAGTGCCACCTTGCATCTTTAAGTTGAGTCCATACGGCGGGTCAGTCAGTACCAAGTCAAACGCCTTATCGGGAAAGAGTGGCAATATCTCACGATTGTCAGCGCAATAGATAACGGCGGCATCATCTTGATAGTAAATCTTGTCTTTGGCGGGTAAATTAGAGAAGTCTATCATCAAAATCCCTCATTTAAGTATCTCGCCATAGCGGCATAGGCTTGCCCCTTCAGCGGATCGATTTCCCGATTGTCAAACTTGCAACGGGTCTCTAGTTCTCTGTCCTCTACACCCAGAACATCAGCCAGGACGAGCCTTTGGTAGTCTCCGTACTTGTGATACACCTTCCAGTTGATTGTACCGTCAACCAAAGTCTCATCGCCTTCAGTTGCCAATCCCTCCCAGTTATGATACCGCCCTATTGCATTCAGTGCTCTGTCGAAGTCAACCTTGTACTCCGCCACGGCAAACGGTTCTATGCAGAGCACGAGGTCGGGATACTCTGACTCCTTGCTTGACTTCTCCTCTGTTCTAATGGACTCATGACCGTAGTAATGCGCTATGGCCCGCAGGACGAAGACCGAGTATTTAAAATCATAACCTTTCCACATAAGCACGCTCCGCTATCTGATTTTGTTACCGCTACGCCATTCCCATTGTTTTACGCCATGCTCGTCTGTTTTCTGGGCGTGTTACACCCGGATGCATTTGATTATAGATTCTCCATAAGTTGTGTCTCTTTTGTTTCACTTCTTTATTCACTGTTCACCTCTTTATTTACTCTCTAACCACATATCATTCATGACCATCAGATAAGTAATCGCTCCGTTAAAAGCATCCTCGTCCATGATTTTCTTGTCCGTTGGCATATATCCGAGACTGACAGCTCTGACAAAAGCCGCTATTTGTCGGGCTCCAATAAGCTCACCATTTTTGATATATTTAATCATCTGTTGCCCCCCTATTTACCGATGCCCCAATTTTCACGCCCGTGCTCAGAAGATTGTCCGCAATGCGTAGTGCCAGCGGGTGAATTGTTTGGTATTTGTTTACCACACCGATTACAGAACCGCCCCGATGCAACAACCTGTGAGGCTTTGTGTTTTGACCAGAATAGCATCCAGTCGCTCTTACGGTATGGATTAAACTCAAAACCGTATGGATTGACTTTTAATTCTTCTGCTAGTGTTTTCTTCTCAGGGACATAAGGGATGCACGGTCCGGCACCAGCACCACCAGCCTTACCGCAACTGACTTCACAAGTAGGATTCTTATCATGTGGTTTATACTTTAATTCACAGACAATATGACACTTATCACCGGCGGGGCAAATCATCAGTTGAGGCTTGGGCTTGACGGCGGGCAGATCATCGGGAATAGAGACAATGTGATAACCATTATTCAGCCGCTTCATCTCATTATGGTCGACAGTATACCCAGAGGGAGTGACATATATATCAGCCTTAGACCTCAACGCCTCCAGCATGGCATCGGCACCCTTCTCAAATGTCAGTATCGCGGTATCATTTGTCACAGGCTGTTCCCATCCTTCCGGTCGCCACTTACTCATTGTTCTCCTCCTTTGGTTCTAACTTCATGTTTACGGGGCCGGTACAGGGTTCGAGTTTTCCCCAGTTCGGATTCATGTCTATTTGTGCCTCAATACACCGACGGGCAGCATCCGGTAAGGTATCGTCAATGTCCTCATACCAGACTTCTATACCTCGTTTTTTTGCTTCATGTAATTCCAGACAGGCACCTATACTTGACTGCCATCCACTCATCATATAAACCGCCTGGCAGTGTTTCAGCATCTTTAGAGTGGCTTCTAAGAACCAATCCTCGTCTTGAAGACCGTCCATCAAAGCCGTGTTCATGTGGGGAATGTAACATGAGTATCCTTGCTTAACTAACCGGCGCCCGGCTCTATAAGCCTTAATAATGTTCACAGCCCTGCCGATGATACCATACTTTGACCGATATTTGCCGCTGATAAATACAATCTGCCGCTTAACTTTCATTCGTGCCCCCGTTTTTCCGGTTGAGATAATCGGCTTTAATCTGGAGTACATTCTGCTGGTATTCGGCCTTTGCCTGTATGTTCTGTGTTTCACGCAGGTCAACGATCGGTTTGGCATCCGATTCAAACTGCTGATAAACCGGCTCCAGTTTTGCCAGATATTCCTGTTTGAGTTTTGCTCTCTTTTCGATGTAGTCATCCCTAACCGGTCTCATGGCGGCATTGAATTCGTTTTCGATATGCCTCCGCCGTTCCTGATAGATTTCCCCGGCCTTTGTTTTGGCCTCGTGCAGAATGAATTTCGCCTGTTTCTTGCTTACTTTCCGTTGTGTCAATACCTTTGTCATACATTCTCTCCTTTCTATTTTAATATTTTAATAATAGCACTTAACATTGATGGTTTCCAGACCTCACCATTAAGTATTGTCAACCATTCCAGTTGTTCCAGTGAAAGTATCCCCTTATCGGTTTTCAACTCAATAAATAGAGCTTGACGTTTCCCTTGATGGTTTGTTCTCGCCAGTACCAAATCAGGAAATCCCGCACCATCACCAGCAACAGGAGTCATAAACCTTTTACCGTCTTTACTCCATGCCCCACGAAAATGAGCAACCTTCCAACCCGTACTGTGTGCCAAATCTATGACGGTCTTTTGCCAGTCTTTCTCTTTGATAGCACCTTGCTTCTTGACCGGCTGTACGGGCATTGTAGGCGGTTTGGCTATATGCACAGCCCCATCGCTGGCATTGTTCTGGATAAAGGATTCGTCCGCCCACGGAAACGTCTCTCTTAACTCTGCTGCAGTTGCTGTTCTGAAACTCATATTATCATCTCCACTCTTTTATCAGATTCGTCAAGGTCTTCTGGTGATACTTCTATTGGTTTATAAGGCTCTGTTAAAGCAGGTTCGTACTTCGGATCATGCCAGTCCTGATAATAGGGACACGGTTTAATCCCCGGCCTTGACGGTTCTACCAGACAATCCATGTGCTTATTACATAGACTGCATGGTTTATTAGCGACTGTTAGGTGTTTCATTTAGCAACCTTCCTTACTGGACTTCTTGTCATCCCTCGATTTTAACGGGCACACCATGTAATCCTGAATAGAGCAGGGCTCACTGAATGTTAAAGTACCCTGTAATTCACAGGTGAAAAGATGATAAAGACAACCCTTTACCTTACAATGCAGACACATATTGATTCCCTCTATCGGTTTCATGAGAATAACTCCTTATTCTCGTATATATTTCCAACAACCTCAAGTTTGCCGTCACACTCAACTAATTCCAACCATGAAACATCTCCTGTACATTGAGTACAATCTTCAGGAAAGAAGAAATACTCAAAGGATTTACACTTCTCACAATAGCCGATATAGCCATCTCCCCATGAACCGCCCAGAATATCGCCTTCATAGATTTCCTTGCCGTTATTGTCTTTGAGTCCGGTGTATTGCATAATTCCGCAATCGGTAGGGTCAACTTGTGTGCGATTGTCTGAACCATTAATTCCGCCACTATGTTCTTTTGTTTCGCCAATAGGTAACATTCCAATCCATCCCGAACCGTGAGTATCAGTATTGCCCCACATTAAATCAAACCACCACATATTTTTTGTCTTGCGATTGTAGGCTCTAAATTTAATTTCTCTCATGCTATTTGCACTCCTCCGATTTTAACCGTGCCTTTCTTTATGCCGTAAGTGTCCAGTCTGGGGAATAGTATGTTGTCAGTCGCTAACCCCACGCCCTTGTCTACCGACCTCGCCATGAGTTTGTTCTGCTCAATCTGCCGGTGGAGTTCTATCATCTTGGCCCTGTTGACGTAACCACTCCCTATCATCGGCCCCTGGTTTATCATCCCTTGCAACTGGTCTTCCGGTGACATCTTCTGATTCCTGATTGTTGAAGTTCCCTTTAGTGCATCGTTGTATCGTGGCATTATAACATTCCCTCCTTACCATAACCATATTTTTGTTCATTTTAATACACACTCGTATCGGCCCAGCCGGAGCCGTTACAGTTATCGCAATCTATGCCCTTGACCTTTCCGTATCCATGACATTCAGGACACTTGATTAGAGGACGGATATTGTCGAACTTACTACCACCCTCTATGATATTGAATCCGAACACCTTACCGTTGCAGTTGATATCCTTCCATTCTTTTAACTTGTGTACTGTCAACCTATTATAGTCAATGGTTAGATATAGACTGGCAAGATGCTCAGAGAAGCCGCCGCCAAGCCCTAACCCTTTACCCTCTGACTTCTGGAGGCATATCAGTGCGATACCGTCAACCAGTTTTCCTTGTATGCCCTCAATGACAGAACCGATCTTGTAAAAGTTATCGTCCAGGTTAACCCAATCTATGATGTTGATGTGGTTCGGCTTAATGATATCCTTCCAGTTGTCATGTCTCTCTGCCAGTTCAAATTTTGGAGTACCGTCTTCTTTTAAGGGATTATTCCAGGCCATGTGAGAAACCCTACGTTTGAACTTACCGGGAAAATATTCATTACCCATAAGGAAACACGGGTACTTATCCATATTCTCCCAAAGGAAGTTCAGTGCAAATGTCGTCTTACCCATATTAGAGACCCCGGCTATAATAATAATGTCTCCAGGTGATACCACCACATGACCGTCAAATCCAAAATGAGTACCATCGTTAATTCCATAAGGAAACGTAATATCAAGGGAGGTGAGGGGGGAGGCGTCCATCCAATTCACTAACTTATACGTATTATCTATATGTCTATAGAGGGTGGTGTGAGAATTGCTAACTTTCTCCAGTTTTTCCTGAGAAACCTTACGGGATAATTCGATAGCAACATACTTTCTGTTTTCCCGTTCGATAATTTTCAGTTCTCGGCAAATCCTATCTAAATCAAAGGGTTCTCCCTTGTGAATAGCGATATATTCATCAACCAAAAGGACTACTTTATGGTAAGCACCCTCTGCTTTTAATCTACCATCTTGATACATATTCTCCCCTTTAGCACCGTTAGCAGTTTATAGCACCGTTAGCTATTATAGCATTGTTAGCAGTTTTAGCATTATAACCGTTCT